GAATTAAGGGCCGGGGCTTTGTCCCCGGCTTTTTTTTCCCTCATGGAATCAAAAGAAGAATTCTGGCAACTGCTGGTGCTCATGTTGGCCCGGCGGGTGTACGAGTTGGAGCAAAGAATTAAAAAATTGGAGAAGAAGAAGTGAGATATTTATCTGTGTGCTCTGGCATTGAGGCCGCGACAGTTGCTTGGCATCCACTTGGATGGACGGCAGCGGCCTACTCAGAGATCGAAAAATTCCCATCCCAGGTGCTGGCGCACCATTACCCAGACGTGCCCAATGTGGGCGACATGACCAAATTTAAGGAGTGGAACATTGGACCAATTGACCTTCTTGTTGGAGGAACCCCCTGCCAATCATTCAGCGTTGCAGGACTTAGAAAAGGATTGGATGACCCGCGTGGCAACCTCATGCTCACATTCCTTGCCATTGCTGACCAACATCGCCCCCGATGGTTGGTTTGGGAAAACGTCCCCGGCGTCTTGTCATCTAACGGAGGAAAAGATTTTGGCACCTTCCTCGGGGCGCTGGGGGAACTCGGGTATGGGTTCGCATACCGAATTCTTGACGCTCAGTACTTTGGAGTGGCCCAGCGACGCCGCCGTGTGTTTGTTGTCGGATACCTTGGAGACTGGAGAGCTGCCGCAGCGGTTCTTTTTGAGCGCCACAGCCTGTCAGGGGATTCTGCGCCGAGCAGAGAAAAGAGGAAAGAAGTTGCCGCCAGTATTAGCGCAGGCATTGCAATCAGTGACTATGAAGTCGCAGGAACTCTTGACAAAGGAATTCCAGGAAGAGGAATAGGCCACAATGGAAATTACGATTCACAGGTTGTTTCAGTCGGTGGCCTGTGCGCCAGGACAGGATTAAGCATAAGTGTGCAAGATGCCGGTCAAGGGCATTTGTTACCCATCGCTTTGCAAGACATCACCGCAAGAGAAAAAGCACAGAACGGCAAGGGTTGGAATGATGACGGGTCAGCCTACACAGTCGATACCCATGCCACTCAAGGCGTGGCGCAACCCATTGCTTACAACATTGCGCCGGGTAAAGGCGCATTGAAAGATGACATCCATGTAACTACTGCTGATGCCACAAAAACATTGGATGCATCAGGAAGCAATCCAGCAATGCATCAAGGCGGTGCGGCAATATTGCAACCCATTGCATTCAGCGGACAGATGTCAAATCCCCAAACAGATGTGGAGATGACGCAGACCCTGCAAGCCAAGAACCCGATGGCGGTGGCAGTCGGCACTGACCTCTACAACGGGGCAATCACTGGCGAAGTGGCAGTGCCCATGACCAACAGATCAGATGGGACAGGCACAGGTCCGACCGTGATGCAACCCATCTGCCTGATGGATCAAGGCGGCAGCGTAATGAACATAGAGCATGACATGTCAGGCACTCTTAGGCGTGAAACGCATGGACATGAACCTATCGTGATGCAATCAGTCGCATTTGAACCAGGCAAGATGAAACGCCTTGGTTATGGAGATGCAGAACTTGGACTTTCACCAACATTAAGGGCTAGTGCTGGTGACAACCAAGTTGCGGCATCAGTTGGCATGGCCGTGCGCCGCCTCACCCCTGTTGAGTGCGAGCGCTTGCAAGGTTTCCCCGATAACTACACAGACATCCAACCCAAAGGCAAGGCCACGCCAGACGGCCCCAGGTACAAGGCTTTGGGCAATTCAATGGCAGTGCCCGTGATGGCATGGATCGGCAAAAGAATACAAGAAGTGGAGAAGATGCAATGCAAGCCGAACAAATAGCAAAAGCGCTTGGCAACGCAAAGAGAGTTGGCAAAGGATGGTTGGCAAGTTGCCCACTGCCAACGCATGGACAAGGGCATGGGGACAAGAACCCGAGTCTCAGCATCAGTGACGGCGAAGACGGCAAACCCCTGTTCAAGTGCCACTCTGGGTGTGATCAGCATCAGTTGTTCCACGCGATCAGGGACTATGGGCTGCTGCCAGACATCGAGAAACGCGATCCATTGGCATCGATCAAGCCACTGCCGGCGCTCCAGGCGCCTGTCCTCGAGCATGAGTGGGTCTATGTGGACGAGGACGGTGAACCCCTGTTTGTCAAACAGAGATTTAAGACTGGCACGGCTAAGGGCAAAGACTATAGGCAGGCCAGGATCAACAAGGACGGGTCAAGGTCTTACTCGCTGGGAGACTGCAGGATCGTGCCGTACAGGTTCCCAGAACTCTTGAACGCAAAGACTGCTGGCCGCGCCATCTACCTGGTCGAAGGTGAAAAGGCAGCCGATGCCCTGGTGGAGATCGGCGCCATCGCCACCAGTGCTCACGCTGGGTCTGGCAGTTGGCCGCAAGAGATAACCCAGTACTTTGCTGGCGCCACTGTGGTCATGCTGCCCGACAACGACCTGGCGGGTTGGAAGTACGCAAAACTGGTGGCAGCGGCGCTGACACCTGTCGTGAAGTCACTGAGGATCGTGGACCTGCCGGTCATTTATCCGACAGATGACGCATGGGAGTGGGTCCATGTCTACGGTGGAACCCGGCAGCAGCTCGCGGAACTCGCCAAGCAAGCCCAACCCATCACGTCAGCGGATGATGTAACGTACCCGGAAGGATTGCTGGCGCCATCAGAAGTGGTTGCACCTGAGCAACCAAAAGAACCCAGCATCACTGCCCCAGGCAACGTCCACCAGGAAACTGACAAGACGTACAAGCCCTTCAAGATTGAGAGCTGGCAGTCGGTCAAGGATGAACCCGTCAATTGGTTGATCCAAGACGTGATCCCTGAGAAGTCTTTTGTGGCGCTCTATGGGCCGCCAGCGAGCTTCAAGTCATTTATTGCCATGGACATTGCCGAGTGCATCGCCAGTGGCAGGCCGTGGCTTGGCAAAGAGATCAACGGCACTGGGCCAGTCTTGTACATCGCAGGTGAGGGTCACGGCGGTATCGGGGCCAGGATCGCCGCGATCAAGCAGCACCACAAGACGCCTGACTCAGCTCAGGTCTATGTCGTGCGCTCGCAAATCAATCTCAGATCCAGCGTTGATGACTTCACGGCACTCATTGTCGCCATCGATGAGCTGGTGCAGGAGCTGGGTGTCGACCTGCGCATGATCGTGATCGATACCCTCGCCAGAGCTTTTGGCGGTGGAAATGAGAACTCGAGCGATGACATGGGGGCCTTCATCCAGGCCACAGGGAAGATCCAAAACAGATACAAATGCAGCCTCATGTTGCTGCATCACGCAGGCAAGGACACGACAAAAGGGTTGCGTGGGCACTCCAGTCTTTTGGGCGCGGTGGACACCCAGATGGAGATCATCAGGTTCCCGCAAACCCGTGAAGGCTTGATCTTGATGTCCAAGCAAAAGGACGGTGAGGACGGCCAGAACTACGGGTTTGAGGCCATCGAGGTGGAGATTGACAGGTCAGATCTGGGCCTGGAGAACGGTAGCAGTCTCGCAATTAAGCACCGCGAAACCATCGCAGGGGAGATGGATAAGGCACGCAAAGGTCAGGAAACAAAAGAGCCGCCAGATGTCACCGACAAGGGAATCTTTGCCAGTTATGCGCTGAAAGCTCTGTTCATGGCGATGACAACTAAGTCAAGACGGGTTCCAGCAATCAATGACCAGTTGGTCGTGACCCGTGAAGATTGGAAGGAGGCCGTCAACGAGTTGAGAAGAAGAAATGACCAGGAAGCACTGTCAAAGAGGCAGGGAGATGATGGCGCAAGGACCTTTGGAGAGAAGTTGGTAGCCAGGGGGATTGGTGGAACCTATGACACTAAAGAAGTAATTTTTGTGTGGTTGAACCAGGCCACGATGCTTAAATTACAGGCAGATCCGGGGTTCGGAGGGGGTGAGGAGCATTTCCCCCAAAAAGAGGTGTGAATATGGTGAAAATGGACGTGAATATGGTGAATATGGTGAAAACACGTTGAGCGGAGTTTGGTGAGTGAATATGGGGTGTGTCTATAAGACACCCATATTCACTCACTCACCAACGTGGTCACCGAAGTCGATTTAATTGGAAAGGGAAAAAATGAAACCGATGCAAAGCAGTCAGGTCAAAAGTCGGATGCCAAGTCGTGGGGTCGCGGTGCAGTTTCCAGCAACAGAGTTTGAGCTGGCGATGGGGTCATGGTTGTCAAAGTTGGAAGAAGTGAAAAAGGATTGCGACAAGCGTTGGGGAACTGATCGGTTGCAAAAGTTGGCAGATGCTAACTTCATGGAGAAGTTTCACGCGCAACAGCAAAGGGTCTGGCAGGCCTGTCAGGACAAGGACCGGGAAAGGTTGGAGAAGTCAGCAGCAGGCATGGTCAGGGCGTATCAGGCGCTCGAGGCCTGGGCAGTCCAGCACGCAGTGCCTGTGCGTCCTGCCGTGGGCGCGGTTGAGCACGTTGGCAAAGATGGCAAGCTGATGGTGGTGGTCGCAACCAAGCAAGATGCGGTCTGGTACCGCGAGAACCGACCAGACGTTACCGGGCAGCACGTCTGGTGCATGGAAGAAATCGAGCTGCTGATTGAGGCTGAGATCAACCAGGCAGTGGTCGAGGCCAAGATCAGGTACGCTAAGTACGACCCGGTGGTGGTCAAGGTGGAGAAGCTGGGAGGTGAAACGGGCTTTGATGATTTTGTCAACGACCTGGACATTTCAGCACCATCCAAGGCACCTAAAATGTTCGATAGCAAAACAGCGGAGAAGTTTAAGCATGGAAGCAATCAATCGATTTAAGGCACTTTGTGCCAAATGCTGGGGTTGGGTACTTGATCGCGTTAAAAGCGCTGGAAAGGGCTAAAAACATGGCTGGAAGACCAAAGATGCGCCGGGATCTTGAGCTGCTTGAGGAATTGCCAGACGATCTGGTCTTTGCCATGTTCGAAGCTGGCAAGCCGATCTCAGCAATTTGCTATGAGCTTGGGATCGGGCGCCGGGCGCTTGAGAAGTGGATCGAGGCAAATGACCGCGATGATATGATTGCGCGTGCGCGGGCGAAAGCCGCCGATGAGCTTGCGTGCGAGACGCTAGCGATAGCGGACAGCGCTGATCCAGAGCACGCCGCGCACGCTCGCGTCCGCATCCAAACGCGCCAGTGGCTGGCTGAGAAGTGGAAACCGAGCGTCTACGGCACCAAACAGGCGCAGATCCAGGTCAACATTCACTCGATGCGCATGGACGCGCTGCGCCACGCAGAGGTCATCGAGGCCGAGTTATCCACAGGCGAGAGCAAATAAGTGACTACTTATCCACAGATCAGCAGTGATTGCCTGTGGATAACTGCCATTTCTGTGCATAAGCACTGGTGCAGACATGGAATAACTTAACATAATGGACAATGTAACGATTAGGCTTTTGGTAACGATCAGCCGATTCAAGCAACCATGCGGCATTGAGCGCAAGCAGTCGCTAACCAGCAATCAACAGGCGCGTGCAAGTTGCGCACAGGCTGCTGGCCGCGCTGGCGCCGGTCCTGGCCTGCGTGGCCGCGCCGACCCCCCCCCTTCGCGCTCGCGGCTGGGGGTAGGCTGATGCAGCACCCTGAGAAACACCGACCATGACCCACCCCCCTACCCCCGACCCCGTGACCCCAACTGTCCCAAAAAAAATAAAAAAAGTTGAGACAACGCTCGACCCCACCCAGAACCCTTTTGTCGAATTCGTAAGACTCTACAAGAACAACCCTGTAAGGTTCGTGCAAGAAGTGCTTGGTGTCACGCCTGACCCTTGGCAAGCAGAATTCTTGATGCACATTGCCAAAGGGAATCGCAGAATAAGTGTCAGGTCCGGCCACGGCGTTGGCAAATCAACCGCTGGTGCCTGGGCCATGCTGTGGTATTTGCATTTGCGGTTCCCGGTGAAGATTGTGGTCACGGCCCCCACCTCCAGCCAGTTGTATGACGCGCTCTTTGCGGAACTCAAGCGCTGGATCAAGGCCATGCCGCAACTCTTGCAGGATCAGCTCGAGGTCAAGCAAGACCGCATCGAGGTCAAGGATGCCGCCACCGAAGCGTTCATCTCAGCCAGGACATCACGCGCCGAACAGCCCGAGGCCTTGCAAGGCGTGCACAGCGAC